ACAGTTAGCACCGTGCGCGGAAAAAAGTATGAGCATATCACGATTGGTATATATGAGAACGGCAAAATCAACGAATATGATAGTAAATACTGCTGGGATGATAATGGCACGGATTGGTACGACAACGAAGATGTAGCAGTGGATAGCGAAAAAGACGGATTTATCGTGCCGAAAGGATGGTGGGAAGTCGGCGTGTATAGTGAGGTAATCAGCGGAATTGACGACGAGGTCATTGCGTGGATGCCGTTGCCCGAGGTTTACGAAGAGATAAATTTCGTATACGACCAAAGCAAGTCATTTGTGTTTCCGCCGTTTGCACAGTGCTGCTGTTGTGGAGAGCCGGAGGAAGAAAAGGAGAAAAGCCATGGACGCGGTTGAATTTTTGAAAGCAAAAGTACGAATGTGTGAAAACACTCATTGCGAAGCCTGCGGGTTACACAGTGGGAATATTTACTGCGTCACCTATTGCTTCGTTTATCCCGATGAAGCTGTTGCCGCTGTGGAAAAGTGGGCAAAAGAACACCCTGTTAAGACGAGGCAAAGCGAATTCCTCAAAGTTATACCTAATGCGCCAATGAGAATTCCTGGGGATGTGCTTGACGTGTGTCCCAATGAAGTTGACGCAACACAAAGCTGCCCTACATCAGCAAAACCGTCCGACCAAACTCTTGATATTTGCTACCTCTGCAAAAAGGCATATTGGCTTGCGGAGGTAGAATACATGAGAACAACATCCGATGAACTTCTAAAAAAGTGCGGACTATTGTTCATTACGTCGACAGAAGCGGAAGAACTTGCGGGAGAATCCCCATGCATGAACTGCGCAAGAGAAGACTGCAACCTCAGCGGATTTTTCGAAATTGCAAGAAAGCGGTTGTACATTCACGCGATGCTTGAACGCAAACAAGAAGAATATGCCTTACTTAATGTGTATACCAGAGCACTTCCCTTTTTGGTGATTGACTGCAAAGAAAGGATTGCAAAGAACGAATGCGATGCAAAATAAGCGACTGCTTTAATTGCCCTTATCCCGACTGCATCAACGATACCTTTACCTCGCCGAGGGAGTTTACGCCGGAGCAGAAGAAACGGCAGTGTGAGCTGAAGAAGAAAATGCTTGCGCGGCGAAGAGAGGACGGAGTGTGTATCTACTGCGGAAAGAAGCCCGCGGACAAAGGCTATAAATCCTGCATGGAGTGTCGGATAGAACGAACGAAGAAGAACCGCGAATACAGCCGCAAAACGGAAAGATTTACTCCGCGTGAACTGATGGACGGCGTAAAACTGTGCAAGCTGTGTGGGAAAAGACCGCCTGTTGACGGAAGAACGATTTGTGAAGAGTGTTTTAAAAAATGCCTTGACAATCTTAATCACGCCGACAGCAAAGAGCAGCCGAACAACGGCTTTAGAGCAGCAATAGAAGCGTACTGGAGGGAGAGATAATGACAAGGGATGGAATTATAAAAATCTTAGACAGAGCCATGCAACGCTATGTCGAGCGGAATCAGCATCTTTTCCTCAGCAAGGGAAAAACCGACAAGGAAATGTGGGAGGAACTTGAAGCTATAAACAATGCGCGGTATATTCTCTCACGCTTGCCGCAGGTCGTGAATTGCCCTGACTGCGGGAGAATGTACGATACCGATTATCTTCACTTCTGCGGAGGTGACGAGTGTGTGAGTGGAGGTGGTACGCACGAAAACGGTAATGTTTAAAATCGACTACCCGCCGACCAAAGCCGGAAAGACCGCATGGAACAGACGCTACGGACTGAACGCATACTACGCGGGAAAGCATTGGGCGGTACGCAAAAAGGACGCGGAATACTGGCACACAATAACCCGCGCCGCAGTCAGAGAGTGCATTAAAAAGCCTGTCATCCTTGACAATCCTGTCGTGATAGAAGCATATTTCAATGACAACATGGACGCAAGCAATCACGCAGCCATTTTGAAAATGGTGGAAGATTCACTCAAAGGACTGCTGATACATGACGATAACCGAAGATACGTCAAAGGCGTGTCAATGTTCTTCCACAACGAGGACTACATAAAAGTAATATTAAGAGAGGTAAGCGCATGAGCAAAGAAAACCGCGAAACAATACTTAGCGAAATAAAGAAGATAATCTGCAACGACCGTAACGAGCAGTACGGAGAGCCGGAAAACAGCTTTGAGAAAATAGCGGATTACTGGACAACGTATCTCAAGCACAATTGCATTGCACCCGACGCGGACTGTGATTTAGGAGCGCGAGACGTAGCTATACTGATGGCGCTGTTCAAGCTCGGTCGCATGGAGACAAGCTATTTCGCAAGCTACGACAGCTTTATAGACGCTATAGGCTATATGACCTGCGCAACGGACTGCGAGTTTCCAAAGGCAAAGCTTAAAGAATACTATCCGACAGAAAGAAAATGCGTCTGGGGGGAAACCAATGCAGATAATTAAAATAATCGTCGCAATACTGCTGTATGGGTATGCCGTCGGTTATTTCATCGGAGCGTTTGCACTATATGAAGCACCGAACGCAAAACCTGTCAAGCCGAAAATAAAGGCGATGATGTACGGACAAATAGCGGTTGAAATCATAGCCGCTACACTACTGCTTAAAAACTGAAAGGAAGTGTTGACTTATCGCTAACTTTAATTTTAACCGCGTTATTCTCGGAGGACGTTTGACGGCAGACCCCGAACTGAAAACCACGCCGTCCGGAATTTCCGTAACATCATTTACCGTTGCGGTCAACAGACGTTACTCCGGCAAAGACGGAGAGGAAACTAAAGCGGACTTCTTCTGCGTAACCGCATGGCGGCAGACGGCTGAATTTATCACGCGCTATTTCAGAAAAGCAAGTTCCATCTGCGTAGTCGGAACTCTTCAGACAAGAACATGGACTGACCAGCAGGGACAGAAGCGTTTTGCTACTGAAATTGTCGCTGACGAAGCACATTTCGTTGATGCGAAGTCGGAAATGCCGCAAGCCGCTCCGCAGTCAAGCTACATTCCCGACGCATACACCCAGCCGAAAACAGCCACCACCACACCTGCATTCGAGGACATAAACCCCGATTCGGAAGTCCTGCCTTTTTAAAGCGAGGTGCATATGAAAGAACTGCCAACGATAGAACAGATGCAAAAACTATTCCCCGACTATCCGTGCGGACGCGGAAAATGCAAATATCAAGGAAATCAGCTTTTCAGAGCACGTCGTTGTTCAAATGTTGATTGCCCGGAATTTAAAGCATGGTTCGTAAAACACTGGGCTAAAATTTGTGGAAGAAAAGCCGAATAAAAAAAGAGAGCAAGGAATCGCTTCCCTGCTCTTTTCTATTTTGCGTGTCTTGCAATGCTTAGTACGGCTTTCTCCGAAAGTCCCGCTGTTCTGTCGGTCGCTGTGGCGAGAACTGTTACAAGTCGCACAATCAGCTTTAGCCGTTCCTCGGAGTAGCTTTGTAGTATCTCGGCTATCTCGGTTATAATTTGTTCCTTCATTTTGCACTTCCCTTCTTTATTCTGCTGTCGATTATATCACACGAACGCTTGTTTGTAAATAGCTTTTGTGAAGAAAATGTGTTTACTTGAGAAGTTTTTTATTTTTCTCGAGAAGTTTCGCGAAGCGCAAAAGAAGGATTATGCCTTTGTCGTTTAGTTTGCTTACGATATTTGCTAACTCAAATCTGCAATGCTTCATCTGTCTGTCCCTTCTTTGTTGGAAATATTTTCTAATTCAAGTGTAACATGCTATTCGAGAGAAGGCAATAGCCGAGTTTAATATTCCGTATTAAAATCAGATACAAAAATATACTGGTTTTACATTCGACAAATTTATGCACTTATCGGCGCACATTCAATGTTGACAAACATTTAACAACGTAAAAGAGCACCCCCATCCAGAAGAGTGCTCTTTTACACAGCAAATTCATAAACAAAGGAGGAACATGACAGAAGTCACGAAAGGAAACGGAGGGAGTTGAACCCTCGCAAGCAGTCTGTTGACCGCCAAACGACCGATTCGCCGTTCCCATGTGTGACAGCTTTAAAAGCCGCCACGGGTTGAAACAACACGACCGAAAGGACGAACGACCATGTTTGCCGCGCTTTGCGGAGTTGAACCGCAGTTGTACACATTACGGTATCGTCTGCCGTTGAACGTATAGCGCGATATCCGAGCAGCCCGTTGGCGGTTCATCACTCCCGCTTTTTGCTCGGATATTTTAAAAGAAAGGAGTTTCAATACGAAGAACAACCAGAATTCATTGTCCTATGACAACATTATAGCACGTTTAAACGCATTTGTCAACATATTTATCAACGTTTAGTAATATATTGTTTGTCACGTTTAATGTTTACTAAATAGCTTTGCAAACCAATTTAACTTACGCTTGTTGCCTTGTTCAACATCGGATTCGTTTGTTGACTCAACGTTATTCTCGTCTGCAACAGTTTTTTTGCCGGCTGAGACGTTCTGTGAGCCGTTCTGTGGCGCATTAACAAACTTATCCGATTCACTGACCGCATGGAGCGTTTGTGCCTGCACAGCGGTTTGTAGCGCGTTGTGGGCGAGTTCAGCGAACTTGCTGGCGTAGTCTGCAATCTGCTTATCACGTTCGTCAAGCATTTCCGTCTTCTGTTTCAGCTCGTCTGCCTGTCTGTCAATTACGTTTCTGAGAGCTTCTACAGTCTCCTGTAGGCTCTTTATTGTTTCTGCGCTCAAACACTCGTGTCCTTCGTTTTCTTCGCTCTCACAAGCCTGTGGTGCGTCACACGCGGTTTCCGCAACTGCTTCTTGTTTTTTTGAGTTGCTATATAGTTTCAATGCATCCTCGGAGATTCTTTTTACTCCGTCCTCGCTTGTCACTATATATTCTTCAAGACCGTTCCGCTTAATTCTTTGATATACCGATTGACTTGTCACTCCGGCTCTGTCGGCGAATTCGGCTATTGTGAGGTATTTCATGGATTGCTCCTTGCTTTTGTGATTGAGAATTTAATATGAGTTATACTTCTTCCCGTCCGCGTCGGCTCATAGGCTACACGCAAATCACTAACGGCGTTAATTTCGTCAACGGCAGTGTCGATTACGCGCTTGCGAAAATCAATAAAATCCGAATAACCGCCTATTTGCATAAGCGTTTTCAAATTTTCAACAGAAACGGTGTACTCGCCTATATTGGCATAGCTTTTAAGTATCTCGTACAAACGTATAGTGTGTTTCGATTCCATGTTTAACACGGTTTGAAGCTGATATGCCGTATACGATTCTTTGAGTTCGAGCAAATAAGGCGCTAACCGCTTGTCAAGCTGAATCCTAACCCGCGATTCATTTTCGTATATTTCCGCGCCCGAAATCCATGCGCATAGCTTTCTTACATTTCCGTCCACTATCCAGAATGACTTGTCGCGTATGGATTGCAGCGTTTCACGGAGATTCTTGTAATTCTTGCCGTTTTGAGTAATTCCAAGTGCTTCACACATATCTTGCAGATTGAAATCATACTCATAAAGTTCTTTATCATCTGGTTTTACCTTGCTTATCGTATACAATATGACTTTTTGCTCCTGTGTTGTCATTCCGTATCTTGACTTTTGAATTAGTTCGTTCTTTTTGACAACCAAATTATTAATTTTTTTATCGCTATTTTCCATGGTTACTCCCTTCATGTTGAAATCTCTGTGCAAAACTATGTTGAAAACATTGTTGATAACTGCAAAAGAACAATTTTCCCGTGTGTTTTCTCGGTTTTACAGTTACCAAATGTCCTGTTTGTCGTTACTAAGTGTCCTGTTTTACAATTACCAAGTGTCCTGTTTATCGTTACCAAGTGTCCTGTTTATCGTTACCAAGTGTCCTGTTTAACATTTCCCTACTTTAAATATATAAAAATAGTAAAATAATAAGTATCTCTTATAAAAAGTAATAAGTATGTTGTTTCACGAACTAAAGCGCATGATTTTTTCCTGTTGAAAACTCAAAAGCGAATACGCGGTTAGTAAGCAGGAAGAGAAAATTTTTACCATATTGTAATTTTAAGCTATCTGTCATGCCTTGTCAAGATGTTTTCTAAATATTGACAAACGTCTAAATAAACATTTTTCAACGCATTGGTAAACTGATTTACAAACATATTGACAGGGAAGTGCATTTTAGGCAAATGCCGAAAATGATTTGATAAACAGCATTTGTAAACTTAAAGAAAGATTGACAAACCTATTAACAAACCACACTAAATAGTGTATGCTGTTGAAGGAAACGAAATTAATGTAACTCAATCGCGTTCCGCAACCAACTGTAAAGAATCGCCCATTCTTTACAGTTTTTTTTGCTATTCTTAAATTCTATTAAAGCACCACTTATAAAGACAAGCGTGTTTATTGCTCATGTCTTTAACGATTAAGTCAACTTGCAGAAGAATAAACAATAAAAGAGGGTAGTTTTACAACTATCCTCTTTTAAACTTTACTCATGTTTACACAACATTTATCAATGTTTCTCAACTATGCATTCATAGTATTTTGCAAGTTTATCTTGTCCCGCATCCTCATCGTCAAGGAAAGCGTGAGCCATTGCCGCGTAGAAGTCAACAGAGTTGAGATTAAACTCCTTGCCTATTTTGTAGTAGTCCGAGTACATCATGTTAATCGCGGCGTAAAACTCGGCGGGGTCGCAGTCATAGCCGTGCTGTCGTCTCACCTGCTCCGTTTGTTCAAAATTCCAATGTCTCCCGGTTGAGCCGTCGGCGTTTTTCATTTTCTCCGTCCACTCGTCCGCGTCCTCACGGGTAAACTTGTCGTGCTTTTTCCCACGTTTGCCGTAGCTCTCACGCTCGCGCCCGTCATAATCGCGGCGGTCTCTCATGTCGTACTCGCCGTAGTAGTCACGCTTGCCGTAGCCGTCGTACTCGTCATAGTCGGGTTGACGGCGGCGGTCATAATCAGGGTACCTGTCCTCGCGTCTATCGTATCTGTCATAATCGCGCGGTCTGCGGTCATAGTCTCGCTCGTGTCTGTCGTAGCCGCCGTATTCGCCGCGCTTGTCCTTGCTATTTGACATCATGAGCAGCCAGTTTGGATTCAACTTTTTCATACGGTTTCACCTCCCGTTGTGGTGGTCGGTGCTGTGCCGTTGATTGAGCGCAGGTCGTTGTTAGGCGCACAAGCCGGTTTGCCGAGCAGTCTAAAGCTGCCGCCCGTCGGCGTGGTGATTACAACCGCGCTATATCTCGTCCTCGTCCTTATCGAGCAAGCGGTCAGCTGAGCGCAACAACGGTTGGTCAGCGGGTATAGCGTAGTGCCATCTCCGATTGTGACGTACACGGGAGCGGTGATTGTCGTCGCCGTCGGAATTGCCTGAGCGACTACGACACAATATTTTTCCCCCGCGTTATACGCGCCCGCCGGGAGATTGATTATCAGATTGCCGCCGGTAAAGGACACCGACTGCGACAGAATGAAGCGCGGACAAAGTCTGCATACATTAGTACAAGCCATTTTTTATACCTCCAAAAAAATCAAAAGGGAAGCGGTACGCCGCTCCCCCGAAATCGGTCACGGCTCAAAGCCGGATTTGTGAATCAATAGTTGCTGCAGTCGGAACAGCCGTAGTTGCCGTACTGCCAAGGTGCCGGAACGTTGAATGCGGGTACGGGGGCCTTGCAGCCGAGCTGACTTACAAGATACTGATTCTGCGCCTGCTGTGATGCGGCAAGCTCAAGTCCAAATATCTTCTGTGCCTGAGCTGCAATCTGTGCGTCCTTCGTCGCTATCTCCTGTGCCGTCATTCTGTCGGATATGCCACGGAATCCGCTATTCATTGCGTCGATTATGTCGCGGGTGTTGTTAGCGGCGTTAGTGTTAATCGCGCAGGTGTCGGTTGCCATGCGGTAGCCAACGTCGGCAAATCCGCGCTCCATCGCTCTGCCGTTTTCGCAGCAGCACTGCTGGAGCTGTGTCGCAAGAGCCGCCTGTCCGCGCTCAACACCGTTAAATCCCTGCATCATTGCGACGTTATTTGCGTTAAATCCCTGCTGTGTCTGATAGCCGAGGTTGCAAATCGCGTTGCCGACGCCGTGGAAGCCGTTGAGCATTGACGAATTCATATCGTAAAATCCGTCGCAAAGTCCGTTTTGTACGCCGCGGACGGAATTCTCCAGTCCGTTGAATCCAAACTCGCTCTGTAGGTCTGCGCGGGTAAGTCCGCCCTGAGTGCCTGCCGCCATTACGTAGGGGAGTGCGCCCATGCCCGAGGAATCGCCGCCGTTTCCGCCGAAGCCGTTACGTCCCCAGCCGAAGATGATGGCGAGAATGATTACTGCCAATTTGTTCACGCCGGAGCGCAACCTCCGACGCAGTCTTGCCGTTACAGGTAGACTTCTGACGTTTTCACGCCAGTGCAGACTATATCTTCACCTGTATTTCTACAGGGCAACATTTTTCTTCCGTCATTAGCTTACGGTTTTACTCTCCGTCAAGGAGATAGTCGTTGAGGGTATTCCATGCCTTAAAAAGGTTTAGGACTGTCCCTGCTAAACACCCATTGCAGAAGCACTTAGGACTGACACCGTGCCAGTTTTTTATTTCGCCATATGCCATCTCACTGTTTTTTCTGCTTTCGCGCCGTTCAGTTTGCCGTTTCCGACTGCTGTTTAGGTAGTGAGCTTTAGGGATTAAAAGCATTTAACGTTGAGTTTACACCGATTACTCGATATAAAGGGTAGCCGTAGTTATAATCCTACTTTTGCCCAAAGTCCTTCATTTCCAAAAAAACCACCATCGCGATTACTATTGTCTCCCTGCCCAGCAAGGAAACCTGTTAAAAGTTCATTTCCCATTCCGATAATCTCCTGTTTTAAATTTTATTTATACAAACAGGTCGTACGCCCCTGTAGTATGCTTGACTTTTTATTACGTTTGCGCTATAATATGTATAAGACATAACAAGCAAAGGAAAACGTGATAAAATGAAATTTGTTCCTAAATACGAATTCACAGACTTTAAGGGAATCGCAATAAACTATCTCACTCCAATAGCGGAAGTGAAAGAAAGAACAAAGTCTGGATACATACAGTGGTTATTTCGTTGTATTTGCGGGAAAGAGGTTATTCTTCCTGTCGCAAAAGTGATGAATGGATGTATTAAATCATGCGGGTGCATGAGATATAAAGATATCAAGCATAAGCCACATAACAGAAGCAATTCTTCAAAAATCAATCCAGAAGACTACATAGGCAGAAAAAACTACAAGCTTACGGTAATTGGATACGAAAAGCCTGAATCCGGCGGTCGTTTGAAACTGCTATGTAAATGTGACTGCGGAAACACCACTCTGTGTTTCCCATATCAATTTAAATCCGGCGATGTAAAGTCTTGCGGTTGTTTGCCAAAAGGAAAGAAAGGCAAGCATGAATGGGTGAGTAATCAAACGCACGGACTAACCAAAAATAGATTTTACAAGCGATGGAACGATATGATACGCAGATGTTACAATACAAACGAACCTGCTTATAAGCATTATGGTGCGCGTGGCATTTCGGTTTGCCATGAATGGAGAGATACGCCCAATGCATTTATAGAATGGTGCGAAAAAACATATCCCGCAGGTAATGGGTGGAGCATTGACCGAATAGATGTTAACGGAGACTACTCGCCCGAAAATTGTCGTTGGGCTACTCAAAAAGAACAAATGCACAATATACGAAATAACAGAAATGTTATCGTAAACGGCGTGAAGAAATGCGTCACGGACTGGTGCGCCGAATTGGGCGTTTCCACAGGAACGGTTTACGAAAAGGTTCGCAAAGGCATGAGTTTTGAAGAAGCTATACTTGATTCCAAGAAATAACCATTTTGGACAGTTTTTTAATCAGGTCTCCAGTCAAACCGAAAAGGGAAGTGTTATTTGTTGACATTTGCTTATATTTGTTGTAATTTGCTGATACCGAGTGAGCGCATTAAATCACCAAGGTTTATGCCGCGCTCTTTCGCCATGTTTTGTGCCATGGTTTGGAGCTGTTGCGCGTCCTTGCCCTTGATTAATTCGACGGCTTTCGCGTATTGCGCTCCCTGTCCTGCGAGGTTACCGAGGATGTTGTTGAGCGGCTGACCCGCGCCGAGAGCCTGCATTACGAGCATTGCGGGATTAAGATTAGGCATTTTCCGTTACCTCTTTCTTCCCCTTAGTGGGATTTTTCATCTTTTCAACCTCCGTTTGGAGAGCGGCAAAAGCTGCGCAAAGTTTGTCAAAATCCGCACGGGGAGTGTAGTCCGCCGTGTCTTTAGCCGGAGCTGTCGGAGGTGTGTACGCAAAATCCGCAAAATCCGACGCGCCGGTTTGCGAGTTGAATCTCTTGATATATACCATGCCGTGCGCCATGTCGGGCATGATAACTCCCGCCGCCATAAAATCACAAGGTGTCGCGAGTGCTTCCTCACGGCTTGTGACGGGTCGGCAGATAAATCCGCTCTGCACCTGCGGTTGTGGTGCGGTCTGCTGAGGTTGCGCCTGCTGAATCTGCGGATTGTAACCGCTATAGTACGGATTTGTGTTATAACCAAAGTTGTACGCCATATATCCTCCATACAAAAAATCTCTCTGTTACTGATACCATTGTACCATCGCAGAGAGATTTTTTCTTTCAAGAGTTTTTCAGTTTATTTGCAATACTTTTGCATTTAACTTGCCTATAACTTGATTTCAAACTTGATTTCGCACATTGCAAACTAAAACAGTCCAAATATAGCACCAAAACAGTCTAAATCCAGTCCTGTTTTAACTTGCTTACAACTTGCCGGACTTATGTAAGATGTATACGAGCTTCGCAAGAGCTGCCTTGTGCCACTTTGAGACGGTGGTATACTCACGTCCTACCGCTTCACAAACGTCCTCCAGACAGCCGTTGTCAACGTACAGTATCTTGAGCAACCGCTTGTACTCCGGCTTGAGATTGCATCGGTCAATAGCGTCCGCTATGTCCTGAGTATCGCCGACACTATGCACCGCTTGTCTGCGCTTCGCATGGTCGGTCAACCTTATCCCTCCTTGCTGTCCTCCTTTTCGGCGGTGTCGATAATACCTTTGATTCCCTCCGCGTCAATCCGCGCCGCGTCAACTTTACTCTCGCCGTAGATGTAGCCGATGATTGAGGATATCGCCGTAATCGCACCCGCAACCTTGCCCGCAATCTCGCCGTAGTCGCTCTCACCAACGCCGAACGACATTGCCACACCGATGATGATACCGATGATTGTCACCCACAGCTTTCTTGAGGTCAGCTTCTGCTTCCAGTTGATTTTGTTGTCCATATTATTCTCCTTTTTCATCTTCATAAGTTATTTCTTCCTCTCCGTAGTCGGAGTGATATTCCTGTTTGATTTTCTCGCGGTTTTCCATTGCTGACTTGATGAGATATCCCACCACGCCGCAGCCCATGGGAGCGCCGATGTATGTCAGCAGTCCGTCAAGAGATGCCATGTCTGGAGCGATTATCAGCTGCACCACAAGGTAGCACATGCCGAATATCGCGCCCGCAAACCACAGCTTCACAATTGCCGAGAGCTGACGTTTTGAGTATTCAACGTCTTTCTTTTTCATCATTGCGTTAAAACTGCGTTAAAACTGCGTTAAAACGCGATAATGTTGTTAACCGCACGACTGCCGCCCGTTGACCGTCTCTTGATTCCCTCGACACGGATATACGAGCCGCCGCCGTCAAGAGCAATAACGTCTTCAAAACCCTCGCCCTGTATCTTTCGCCAAACCTCGCCGGACTTGATATAGTTTGCCGAGGTAGTTTTGAGAGTGAGTACCCATATCTCGCCGCCCCTGATGCCGAGCATGTTTCTTGATGCGCCGTAAGTGGTCGAGCCGTCCCAGCCCTCCGCGACCACGTAGCTCATGTCGACAGGCTTTTTGTCAATCACAACAGGTACTCCGCTCACAGCGTACTTGATTCCCGACGGGATTTTGTCTACGCGCTCGATTGTCGGCTTGCCGGAGTACGGCACGAGCAGAGTAGACACCTTTTTGCCCACAAACTGCTTCGTCGCGTTGTCGGCGATACTGTACACAAGGTGGTTGCCGTAGACGTGTTCAAAAAGATTTTCCTTTGCCGCCGCCGGAATGTCCTTGATGTCGCAGGCGAGATTTGCGACAGGGAGCGTGTATACCTCGCCGTCCTCTGAGCGGTAATTTGCGAAGAAGCCGCCGTTGATGTATCTCTTCGCACCGCCTTTGCGCTTGTCCGCGTCGTGATAGAGGATTGCAAAATTCTTCGCGCGGGTGTACGTAATTCCGTCCTTGTCATAGCTGTCCTTGATGTTGGTATTGCCCTTTTTGCCGGACACATCGAGACTGATGTTTGTGTTCACGTTTTTTTCTCCTTTTGATGTGGATTTGATGTCGTACTGTCCCCACTCGTTAGGAATTCCGAGATATGGGGTGGGGTCTACGGATACGCCGTTTTTGCGGATCTCAAAGTGACAGTGACTGCCGAAGGAGTAGCCGGTGTTACCCTCGATTCCAACTACGTCACCCGCCTTGATTTTTTGACCAACTTTGACTTTTCGCGCCGCCATGTGACACATAAAAATCTTAAGTCCGTCCGGCGTGTCAATGCGAATGTAGTTGCCCCACTGCCATGTGAGATTAGACTTGTCCGTGATGATTGTCGACGAGCCTATCACTCCGTCACAAGGCGCAACAAGCGTTTTGTCCGTGCCGCTGAGGTCTACGCCCTTGTGATAGTCGCGTGAGCCGTTGAGTGTGCGCCAGCCGAAGTGTGATGTGAGCGTGACTTTGCCGCTCTTGTAAGGCAGATTCATTTTCATTCCGCGTCACCTCCGTTGTGCGGCGGCTCTGTCGGCAGTGCCATGAGCTCATTGTAAAGCTGTGTTGCGACGTCGTTGCCGCGGAGCGCGTGATAAGCCGCATAGGCGCGTTTGAGAGCTTCCTTTGCATATATCGGGCAATATCCCCTGTCGAGATACTTGTCGTGATTGCGGATTATCTCTGCGCGGAGAAGGCACTTTAAACCTTCCTCGAGCGCACTTTCACGCTTTTTTCGCAGCTTGATGTATGTAACAGCCCACGTTACCGCTCCACCGCAGACAAACGGAACCGCCCACTTGATGATTGTCTCTATTAGCATTTTTTCTCCTCATTTTACGTTATTAAGAGAGCATTAAGTCCCCTGTTCCTTCGATTAGTATCCAATACACGTACATTCTGCGGACTGTGGGATAAGAGCCGAGCTCTTTGTAGCCGCTTCCGCCCTCGGGAGCAAAATAACTCGATGGAGGCGCAACGCTAATAACAAGTATATCGCCGACATTCACTTCCAAAACAACTTCGTCTCCGCCAGCCTCAACAGGTGTTTGTCCATCTTTAGTAGAGACGACAACATTTGCGCTTGATTTTACAGCAAACTTGACCGCTTCTCCGCCGCTTCCGCCGCCACCCGTAGGAATTGCACGGATACAAGCAGGCAAGTCCTCGATTTTCGCTCCGCTGGCGACAGTGCCGCCTTTTGCGGTTATGGCGGAGATAATGTCGGTTTTTGCTTTCGATATCCGCGTTAAATTTGTTTTAATTTCAGTTATAACCGCCATATTTCACCTCATATAGCCGCCAGAGCCGCGCGGATATCGTCGGTAAGAGATACCGTGCCGGTGCCGTCGTGATAACCTGCGGGGATGGTTACGCTAAGCTTAGTAAGTCCGTCGATGGTAAGCTCCTTCGCACCCTGATTAACCATAGTACCTTCAACAGCCACGCCTGTGCTGTCGACAAAAACAGCTCCGTCAAGTACCTTGTCTGCGGTTGCCGTTACGACAGACACGTCCTTGTACTTCGCAGGAATGGCGGCTACTGTAACTTTAGACAGCACCTTTCCCGCAGTCGGCGTAATGTCCTGCGCCTTTTCTGTCGGAGTAGCTGTTTTTGTCTCGGTTGTGATTGATACCTTGCCTGTGCCGCTGTGATAGCCTTTGGGGACGGTGTAGGACGTGTCTGTCGTGCTGAGCGACTTTTCAACAGCTCCGTTGTTGGGCATTGTACCCGCAATAGTAGTACCATCCGCTCCCACGATAGTTTTGTTTGCAAGCACGTCTCCTGCCGCAGCCGTCACCGCCGAGGTGTCGTTAAAGTTGTCAGGTATCGCGTTAACCGTCACTCCGGACAGCGCATAGTATCCCGGATCCGGTGTGACCTGCTGCTGCTTTTTGGTCGGCGTGACTTCCTTAGCCTGCGTGTTGTAGTTACCGCCGCCCGAGACACCTTGCACAGTGCCGCTGCCGTTGTGATAACCTTTCGGGATGGTGTAGCTCTCGCCTTCCTTAACCTGCGCCGACACAGCACCGTTATTGTCTATGCCGTCGATTGCCGTAGCACAGTCCGCAAGTTTTGCCGTAGCCGCCACAAGCCCGAGTGCGACAAGCTTTGTGCGTATAGTGTTTCGCGCGTTGGTGAGTGCCGTCAAAAGTTCTGATGTTGTTGCTGCCATTTTCGATATCCTCCGTTAAATAATCGCAAGTAGTGCGTTGATGTTTCCCACGACGAGATTAACCCCCGCCGATGTGATAGGTTTGGTGTTGTCTTGCTCGGCGCTATCGGTAGTATCTACTGACAAAACGCCGTCTTCCGTGATTGATAAGTTTTTTCCGACCGCCACGATACCCGCCTTTTCCGTCGTCGCGATATCTACGCTTATCGGATTTTCGGTGAGATAATTATCAACCGCCTTCTGTATGTCCTCGGGTGATACCTCGCCTTGCTTGATGTCTTCAAGCAGTGCCATAATCTGCTGGTATACGTCGGGCGTCGGGTCCGGTATAGGCTGACCGAGCAAGTCCGCGATACTGTCTCTAACCTTGAGACAACACGGGCGCGTGGTTTTGAGCACACTCGGTTTTTTCGCCGCGCCTGCCTGCACACCGACAAATATACGCCTGTGCTCGCCGTCAAGCATAGGCACGCCGCATGAGTTTCCGTCCATCACAACTGCCTGATAGCTGCCGTCCTCACAGACAAAGTACACGGTCTTGACCTTGTCCTGCCACTCTTCGTCAAACTCAAACTCCGCGACATAGTCCGAGTTGTGAGATATAACGTCCTCACCAGCCGTGATTGTAGGCACTCTGTCACGCACCGTGATGTGTATTGTGGTTAGCACTTGTTTTCACCTCCTGTGAGCTTGATGAATTTCCTTAACGTGGTTAAGTCGCTGTAGGATAGTTTTATATCCTCGTTTTCCGATATTTCTATCGGAAGTTCGGTGTCTCCAAGGTCAACATCAAGGTTCATAAGCTCATTGAATCTTTGGTTGAACTCGGCTTCCGTTTCCGCAATAGGTTCATATCTGCCGTTTTCGAGCCTGCAATACTCGCCGAGAATTCGCATTCGCTGAACGTCGTAGAACTTCATCTGCGCTTCTATCTTGTCGAGAAAGCCGAAGAGCCTATATAACGTTTTCAGCGACAGGTTCTGCGCACAGAGTTTTTTGAACGCTTCCTGCGCATAGATTAAATCTGACATTTTCATGTTATAGTATCTCCTTTAGGGTGCTGTTGTTTGAGATGAGTTGTCACCAAAGATTATTTTTTCGACATATAGCGTTTTGAAATAGTTTTGCACACCTCCTATATCCCAATATCCGTTACCTCCGGGGATTATTTTCCTGTTAGCTGTCTGCACCTGCAACTGATAGTTTGTAGACGAACTGTCTGGGTCTATAAAATAGATAAACGAACCATACAATTCAAGGAACGCCGCCATTCCCGATATTGGAGACTGTACACCGACTTGAACAACGCCGTTTTGTGCGCTCATCTTTGATGTGACAATAGTGTAGTTCTCGTTTTCCGCAAAAAATACCTTGTTGACATAAAGGTTGTCTGTGGTGACATTGCCGCCGTCTATTGTTGTTGCACCGCTTGTTGACAGGTCTGTAAACGTTACAAGTCCGTTGAAATTAATATCAGCCGATGAAATTTGAACATTTCCGCTTTTCAGAGATATTGTAGCCTTGCCGCGCGAAGTTTTCTGAATAAAGCACTTTATCTTGAAGTAATCGCCGTTCTTGTGTACGCTTGAATCCTTGATGTACTTGAACGTGATAAAGTGACTTCCAGGCGGTACAGTCATAGTCAAGTCAACGTAACTCGAACTTGATTCATTTTCGCCCGAGAACGCTTTTTTAACACCTGTTGCATCAGCCTTATTGTCCCATTCAAGCATTGTGTCGAGATTTGAAACAATGCCGTAGTCGTGTTCGGCTTCTCCATATGAGATACAGCGTATAGTGATTGCCGTTGATTTTGTAAAGTTGAATTTTAAACCGCCGTATGAGAAAGATTTGTGTACTCCCGCGTTTTGTGAAGTGTAATATCCGTCTGAGGTTTTTGTGAATTCATAGTCGGCAATACTCGCGTCGCCGACAGGAACATTTCCGTCAGGATCTGGATACCCATCGTAAGTTCCGACTTCTTCCGCGGACGTGCTTCCCGCAGTTTCCGTAGCCGTAAGGTCAAGCGCGTTCGCAGAAAGACGTATGGATGAACTGTCGGCGTTTGCAAACAAAGTCAGCAGCGCGCGGACGTTTGAACCGATTGTTCCCGAACCGTAGGAAGCCGACAGGGATATTTTAGATTCAATGCCTTTCTCGGTTTTCTGTATAAGTTGTTCGATTGCCGTTGTTGTGGTTATCGTGCTTCCGCTTGATACCTCAACGAATTTACCCTCTACAGCAGAGGTAATAGAGGCTTTGCCCTCCTGCGTATTCAGATAGCTCTCTACAGCTGTAGATAAATCCGTGTCGCGTAGCATTGACTTCTTGATTGCTTCAAGTTCACGCTGCTGTACCGGCTCAATCTCGCGTACCAGTCCGCCCGTTGATTCATACTCAACCTTGCCGAATCCGTTCCATTTGATTGTTTGGGAGAATATCGGGAGAGTTTTCACCTCGTCATAATCATTAACTACAGTGATAATGTCTCCGCATTTAATTTCGGGATACCATTCGGCACGTACCGCAATAGGAGAATAAGCAGGGAAGAGTGAAGCCTTTGCATAAATCGCGTTCACATAAGGCTGTAGCGCAGGTATCTCCGTGTCGTTCTCAATGTACAGAAACGGATTGTCGCTGATAACATAAGTATTTGTTCCCGTACCCGCAGTCACGAGCTGGTCTCCGTATGACGTGTAACACTCGAGCTTGCCTATAACGGGAGTTTCAAATTCACTCTCGCTCATCTCAAATCGGTCTGTTTTGAGAATTTTGTAGGAGTTTGTTGTAAATGTGTTTAACTCAACTTTACCATCCGCATTTACTCTCGCGTAACAGCCCGCCGCTTCCGCAATCCACGCAAGCACTTCACGCGCCGTGTAGTCCGAGGTTGAGAACGGATTGAAAGTAAAGTTTTTTGTAGAGTTTGTAAACGTTGTCGTGATAGGTTCAACACCCACTGCGGCGCAAAGGGAAGAGAAAACCGCGCCGAGAGTGACGGGGAATGTCATGTTTTCGATGAAATCCGAAGCAGAAACTTCAAACTTCTGCATACGGTCATAAGCGGTAAAGTCTATGAGCTTGCCGCGAACTTTGTCGGGTCTCTCGCCTTTGAAAACGCCGACCGTCACATACTGAAATGCCGCGCCGACCTTAACGCCTATTTGCAAAGTAAATTCCTGTGTAAAATCGAAGTTGTTAAACTTGTTGTCAACATTGAACAACGTCATTTCAACTTGTTTACAAACAGCTTTGCCAAAGGTATAGTCAGTGTCTCCGTTCAGAATGTCCGTAATCTTAACGCCGTCACCCGTTATCGCAACGTCAGCTTTTCCGAGAACCGTGTTGTCGGCAAATGTTATCTTGATATCCTGTTCGGTATGAGCGCGTATAGCTTCAAGTAAACTCGCGATAGGTTGAGCAACGCTAAACACGTCCGAAGTCTTGTAGTCCGAACTGTTGTTGTTTGAATCGTAAGCGCATACTCTATACTGCACTGTAAGCCACGCAGAGCCCACTGTGTCGATGTAAGATGTGTTCTCGCCCCGATATACCGTCATGTAGCTTGCGCCGTCCACAGAACGTTGTAGCGCATATCCCGCCGCATTTGAAACGCCCGCCCATGAGATTGTTGCCGTTTGCCCCGCAGTGAGGGCAGGAACGGTTATAGTCTCGGGTGTTGACGGAGCTGTCGGTTCGGGTTCTTTTGCTTCAACAGTTCTTTCTACACTTGTGGTCCAGTCGGATGAAACATTGTCTTTTACGGAAGCAACTCTGTATTGAACCTTGCTCCATGTTGCGAGGGCAGTGTCCGCGTATGAAGTAGCTATGCCGCTGTATATTTGAGTAAAGTCACCACCGTTTGCAGAACGTTCAAGTGTGTAACTGTCTGCGCCGGACACGGCACCCCACGAAACCGCTATGCTGTCTCCCGCCGTGATTGCCGAAGGAACAGTAATAGTCGCCGGAGCTGGAGGTGTTATCGTGCCAGCAAACACGACCGTGTAACATCCGTCTGAATCCGTAGTGTCCGAAACGAGCTGAGAAGAGGAAAGATTCAAAGCGGGACGAACGCCATTGCTACCATTGTAAGCATTGTAGTTGTACAAACTACCAGCCGAGTTGACACCCTGAGCGCCGTTGGCACCCAAGCAGCGAGGCGTTCTCAGCCACCAATACCAAGCGGTAGTCTTGCTCGAAGGTTTGGAACTCGAAGGGGTATTACTGAAACAGTGCTGCGTAACATACCCGATACGAGCGGTATTGCTCGTGTAGTAACCCCACGCCGCACCTTCGGCGATACTGTTCTCATTCGAGAGACCGACTTCGGTTGTGGACGGCAGGAATACTTTGCGTACAACATCCTCATAAGAGCCACCGTCTATACTCGGCTTGACAACACGAATGGTTGTCGAGAGAATAGCGGCTTTTTCATCATCGGTAAAACCGTTCAGAAAACCGGGGCGAGCTGCGTACTGAGTGCCGTAACCACCTGTACCTGCCGTAGTATCGGGGGAATGGTCTGCGCTATGAGCTGCGCTATACCATGCGCCACCTGCGGCATCTTTGTTGAGCCATTGGTCGAGGTTGGAGGCGGAATAGCGGTTGTTACCGTATTTCTGCCTATCAGAATTGCTGTTACTCGGCTCTTCTGCGTCGAAGCACCTTAAATCAAGGATTTCAGCGGCGTGAAGAGTTACCGAGTTCGAAGGATAAGCGGGAGTGGAAACATGATTTTTCGCAACAATAGTCCATATTATAGGCTGCGCTTTCTCTGTGTTCACTTGATACTTGCCGAACTTGACTTTTGAGCCTACGGCAAGATTGGATAAAGCCTGCGACACGTTATCCCCCCTAAAATTCAATGATGTTGAACGACAAATCGAACCGCGCAACTTCTTCTTTGTCAATCCAGTAGTATTTTGTCGTTGCCGACCTGTCGCCCGCGTAGTATGTGCCGGAGCGCGTACCGCCTTTTTGATACGGGTCTGGGCAGACTGCCGTGAAGCTGTCGGAATTGACGGCGTTGAGTATTGAAGCCATTTCAGCCCATGTCAGGCAGTTCCACTTGAAACCGAAGTTTATCTTCTGCCCCACACGGTTTCTGTGCAAAACAGATGTCGCGTCTCTCTCTGCACTTTCATCAACGTCTGCTATTGAGGGATTCCATTCGGAAGGGTCGGGAATACTGACCCCCCCGAACTTTATTCCCATTGTGTAATTGAGTAATGATATCATGTTTAACCACCCGTAACCTGTTCAACCATCTTCTGGGAGCGTTTTACCGCGCGTCCCAAAGCGACAGACGGAGAAATCGAAAGTTCCTTGTCAGCAATCTTTTGTAACAGTCTGTTTTGTTCTCTGAGAAGTTTGTTCTGCTCTGCGGTATCCTTGTCCGAGCCGGAACTGTTCGCGCGTAGTACACCGTTCATAGCGTTTGTGACGCCTGCCTGAATGCCCGCTATAATCTGACCGTTGTTCGCAACAGCGTTTCTGCCGCCTATAGTGCCTACCAGTTCGGGTCCGGCTTCACGCGCGACGAATAACTGTCCCATAGTTGGGAAACCGCCGTCCGCAAACTGATTATCGAGAGAACCGAAAAGCAAATCGTCAACAATCGAATCCGTCTTATTCTTGCGAATCTTAGCTCTCGCTTCTTCAACCTTGCTCATATCAACGTCAACACCGATTTTTACTCCCACGCTCATGCCATCAACCTTCCAAAGAGTGTCTTTGAGGTTGTTAACCTTGTCTGTTGCTTTGTCAAATGCTTCCTGAGTGTCTTTTACGGCTTGCGTTGTGTCGTCCATGCCTTTTTTTGCTTCATACAACGCCTGCCTGTAATCGTAGAACTCCTGAACACCTTCATCTCCCAAAAACCTTGCCCATGTCATTGCAGAGCTGTGTGAAGTTATAAGCGATTCGGTAGTAATTTCACTCGCGTCTTTTACATCAGCAAGTTCGCTATGAGCTTTACGCAGGTAATACTGTAGCGTCGTATCGTTTTGAATAAGGTCAAACAGTTTTTGCTGCGCTTCTTTGTATGTGTTTGTCGCGGTAGTATTTTCTTCTTGCGCATCGCGAATGTTGAGCATTGCATCTGCTTGAACCTTGTATGCTTCTTTGATAACCTCGCTATAAGCTTGCTGTTTTAGTTGCTTGTCGAGAGCAGTATAAAGGTCTTCAACTTCTTGCCTTGTCCTTGACAGCGAACCGTCGTCGTTTATCGAAATGTCTATACCCATACCATTTATTTCGGAAATGAGCGTTTTTAATAGTTCTGCTTCGCCGGATGTCCTTTGTTCCTTTGGGATGGAAGCAATATCGAAAGCCGCGTCAATTATATTTTTCAAATATGCCATTTGACTTTCAACTTCTTTTACAGGAGCGTCGAGATTTTCAACGCGAAGTTTTAAGTCAGCGGCAACATCGAGATACACCTTAGCTTTGTCTGCGCTCTCTTTAGCTTTTTTGTATAGTTCATTTTCGTTAAGGCGCGCCTTTGTCTTTTCGTTGAAGCTTATGGTGAGTGCCGTAGCCGCAGTTGCAAGAGTAGCAACCAAACCTATAATCAGTCCAGCCTTGCCCCATTTAACGGTAAGCCCCGCTATAGTAGCAAGCGAACCGAGAACCGCTTTAAGTATATTTTCTTTCGTCACTTCGCCAGAGACGAGATTCTTTATACCGTCAAACTCAAACGCAAGTCCCGCAAAAGATATAGCAAGCGTAGCAGAAGTTCCAAACCCGCCGCCGAACAGCTCCGATACCTTTATGCCGAGAAGAGCCGCCACAATTTCTGTTGCATACTCTTTGATGGTTGCCCATGTGCTAAGCAGCCTGTCCGACCATTCCGTGACGCTTGACGAAATGTTCTCCATTGATACCTCTTCAAACATTCCGCTGTAGTCGGGTGTGGTCTTGCCGGAAGAACTGCTCTTGCTTGATATCACGTTCAGCTCGTCAAATCCCGCAAGCAGCTGTTTTTGAGCCGCCGCCGAATCCTTAGCCGCTTCCGCATATTCCTTTTGTTGTCGAATAGCCTTAGTCCACGAAGAAGCACCCGTCATTTTCGCGATAAGCTGATTAAGCCAGTTTACACCCTCTACTATTCTGTCAATGAGCGAATCGAATACGGGAATAAGCGCGTTGAGTATCGGAGCAGTCATAGCACCTATTGAGTTTCGGAAATACTGTAGGGAAGTGGCGGCACTGTCCATGCTGTTTGCAAAGTCCGTTCCGACCGCCTTACTGTATTGATATAGGTTGTTCACGCCCTCGCTGAATGCCTTGGCAATCTGTTTCAAGAACTCATTCACGGTACGATAACGAAGGATTCTTTCAAGTGAACCCGCAACCTTGCCGATAGTCTCGCCGAAAACCGAGTTCTTGAATCTCTTGCTCATCTGTTTGCCGAGGTCTTTTATGGACTTCGCAGCACCTTTTGCTTTGGCTTTGAGTTCGCCAAATTTCGCCGATATCGAAGCAAGCGGTTTTTCTACGGTGTCGAGTTGTTCCGCGTTTTTGATAAGGCTTTCGAGTATGTCGCTTTGACTTGTCTCTTTGCCCGCCGACTTGAGTATGTCGTTAAACTGCTTCTTCATCGCCGCAGTCGGTTTGGCAAACATGGAATCAAGCGTTGAATCGAACATAGCTTTTTGTATTTCAGCTCTTTGCCTTTTCGCTTTGGCATTGTACTTTTCCCAATCAAACGGCACAGACATTCCGCCGGTATTAATTCCGTTGCCGATCATCTTGGCTTTTCTCGCGTCCATGTATCTTTTGACAGCTTCCATTATGCCATAATCGTCTGTGATTTTCCCGCTGTTTGATTTCAACTTTTTGCTCATCGCAATAAGCTGCTTATAAGAGCCTACAGTAACTTTGTATTGTTTAGATACCTTCGCGGCTTCTTCACTCATTTTCCTAAGTGCAGACGTGCCGTTTTTGATACCGTTTGTATCAACCATCTTGTCGATGCCGCTTGCCGAACTCATTTCGCTTGCAAACTTTTTGAACGGTTCGAGCGTTTTCACAAGATTTTTCAGCGCACTTTCCGCTTTTTTTGTCTCGGCAGTGACTACTATTTGTAGATTGTCTATTGTTCCGTCAGCCATTGTTTTTGTTCTCCTTTCCACTGAATTTTTGTCGCATAGCGGAAAGCCACGAGAACGCTTGATTTTGAACTTCCGCTTGTTTTTTAGCTTTTTCCGCTTCTTCCTCGGCTTTCCTCTGCCTTTCGGTTACGGAATACGGCTTTTCGGGATATTTGCCGGGCTTTGTTCCGCGCTTTGCAAAAGCATGAAGAATAGGAGCGAGACAACCTACAGCCTCGTATACATAGATTCCTTGTAACCACGCCGCATAATTATCTCGCTCCTGTCTGTATTCTTCTGCTTCTCGGTAGTAGCGAAGTTCTGTAAAGTCTCCGTTCCAGTACACATCATAGGGAACTCCTATAGACATATAGTAGGAGCACAGATTATCCGCATACTCCGCAAACCACGGCTTGTCAACTGTCGGTTCAGCGTCAGTTATGCCCGTATCGCCGGAAGATGGTGTTATCCCTTCACCGTCTTCCACTTCACGTTTCCCTTGGGAGACATTTCTTCGATTACCTCATTTACCATTCTGAAGAGGATGTCGGAAAGAGTGTTTGCAGTTTCGCCTTCCTCTCCGTCTTCCGAATTGGCAAATTCCTTGTAAATAGCCATTCTTTCATTTCTCGGTACATTCTTGTGGAAAGCATCGAAAGCCGCGCAGAAAAGGTCTTCCTGCGCCGTCAGAAGATGGTCTTCAAGATTTCCGAAGGAAAATCCGCTCTTCTCAAGTCGTTTGAGCGACGCAATCGTGTAGCCGAGGGTATATGCTGTTCCGTTGTATTCAAACTGAATTGTAGTTCTGTTAGCCATGGTTTATATTTCCTTTCTTTAATCAGGTATCGTCTGAAAGTGAGGGAGCTGTCAGTGCGGTTACGGTGACGGTGCAATGAACAACTTCGTTTACTCCCGCACCGTTTACTTTAAGAGAGTACATTCCCTTAAAATTGAACTTGCCGTTAATACCTGTTGCTGTGTATGTGCCGTCGTTCGCACTTGTACCGCCAAACCAAACGGAAAGGTCTGTTTCGGTGTTCTGACCCGCCTCAAGAGCCTTGTATTCCGTCTTGGTGTAGTTAGCTTCAAACTCAATGCTTTCCTGCTGCTGAATGCCGAGTACACTGACAGATACGTAATGCGAAAGAGTTGTAGCGTCAAGCGTTTCGGGAGTACCGCCGAGGTCGCCGAAAGAGTTTATATCAATGAGCTTTGTGTATGTGCTTCCTGTGTCCTTCTTCATCAGGAATACGCCCATCGAGGTTACAGGGGTAGGTATAGCCATCTAAATTACCTCCTATAGATAACATTATTCTTGTCCGCACATCCTGTATAACGTGCGATAATTCTGTAAATCGTGCCGTCGTTTAAAGAAACAGGCTGCGCCGCAGTCCTCAAAAATCCGCGCATGGTGAGCTGTCGGTCTATTTCAGCGAGAATTGATTTCGCTTCCGTTTTGCGCTCTCCCACTTTGTTGGAGTAAATATTCACCTCATAAAGCAGATTCACGTGATTCTCGCGGTTAGAGCTGTCAATCGTGTCCGAACGCACAATATTGTCCGCTTCCACAATGCTCACAAACGGAAATGATGAGGGCAAACGCTCTTCAATGCCCGATATAGACAGAGCAGGAAACTTCTCTTTGAGCGCATTGTAAAGCTCCGTGTAAAGCACGTTTTCAATGTCAATCATGAGAACACCTCCTTTGCGATGTCGTATATTCTTCGGCGCATTTCCTCGGAAGCGTCCCACATGCAGCGGTTGGCATTGTTGCCGTGAGTTCTTATTCTTCCGTTGCCGAGGTCTTCACCGTTCGTTCCAGGGTCTCCGCGATAGTACCATGTGTAGTTTTGACCGTAGCCCTTACCGTATGCACCACGAATCATGCCGAGTTCGTCAGCCTTGGGATGCGTCACGGGATTATATACGCCGGTTCCGAATTCGATAAACAGTATTGATTCACCTGAAGCGTTGATGGCAAGCGTATGTTCGTCAAGCCATGTCGGCGAAGAATCAACCACAACATCATTTACACCGTCATACTCCGCACTTTGAAAATGGATTGCCGCCTGCGTTATGCCTATGTCGGCGAGTTTTTCAAGAAACGTGTTCAGTTTTGCTCCGAGACTGCGCGTGTAGTCTTTTATCTGACGCGCGACTTTCCACGTGTTTCTTATTCTGATGTTTATCATCCGTCGACCGTCACCCGCCTTATCGCATAGGAAACGCTGTTTAACGACCGTGCAGCTTTTGTCACAATGTAGTCGTATTCCATGCGCCCGTTCGCGTCATAGGTTAAAGGCTTGTCAATGCATAGCACGGTGTGTTCGTCAATCTCAAAATTCGGTTCATCTATCACGATAATTTTGTCGTACTGTATATCCGTTCCAAACGTTTCAACTATGACGTCGCCATATATCGAAGCCGACTTAGCCGCCGATATGTTAGCCTTGTACTTCTTCGGAGTTGAGTATTTCGCAGTGTGTTCTCCCGTGTACAGTCCGTTTTCGTCTTTTCCGTCCTCGTTTCCGAGATATAGTGCATACCAAAATTCGCGCTTGTTCTTTCTCAAACATCTCATGTGGGTCTGCCTACTTTCGGAATGATTTCATTTAGAAGCTGTTCGGACACCCATTCGGAACTCCACTTTCGGTCAATACCGTTTTCGGAATGAGAGAGCTGCCCAGACGCGCCGAGCCTGTTGTACATGTCTTCCGCTATGCGTATTTTGAGGTCTCTATACCGTTCTTCAAATGTGGCATTTTCTCCCCCAAAGGGGAAACGGCGGGAGATTATGATATTTTCCGCGCTTTCAAGCAGCTCATAGAGAATGCGTGTATCACTTTCTTCCGTTCTGATTTTCAAGCGTTCAATGTCGGTCATTTTCTCCCGCCTTTCTCATTTCTTCTTGCGTGTGTTAGTTGTTGTCTTCGGCTTTTCTTCCGCTACAACAGTCTTTTCTTTTTCTTCGGTTATCACTCCGTGCGCCGAAAGCTCCGCAGTATCGGAGGAAGATATCTCAAACTTTTCTCCCGCATTGTGCCACACACCACGGTAATTAACCGAATATTTAGGTGTGAGGTAAATCATCAGGCAGTTACCTTGAGAGTTACAACTTCGTTCATTCTCTCGTAGGAAGGAAGAACGATTTCGGAAGCGAGGATTTCGGTGTTTACAGGGTGTTCCTTTATGATTCTGGTAATGGCAACACCTGTGTTCACAATTGAAACTTCCGTGTCAGGCTTGCGCATAAGGTCAGCTTCTTCGGGAGTTGTGCCGTACCATGTTGAGCCGAGGTTTCCTTCGGGAATAAACGTTACATATCCGTCGGGGACGAACGATGCGACCGTGCCGCTCTCGTCCTTATACTTCTTTGTATAGACAACGGGAGTAATGCCAGTAGCTGATTCAATGGCACTGGTAGCGTCACCGGGTGTGAGATATCCCGCCTTAATGCCGGAAGCGGAGAGCCAACGGTTCTTTACAGCTTCTGTTGCAATCATCTTGTTAAATGTATCGTTTGACATTACGGCATATCTTACGACAGAGCCGGAAACGCTTGCCGCCTTGTCAGCCATTGTCATAAAGTCCTTAATCGGGTCTGCCGTACTGGGAGCCGACCAAAGTGCGGTAGTGGTGAGGGAAGAGTAGTTGCTTGTCTTCCATGCGCTTGCCGAATCGTAATTATATTCGTAAGCTACGCCGTTTGCCTTAAATGTAATCTTCACGTCGCCGCCGGAAGGGAAGAGAAGGGACATTCTCATTCTTTCGGCAACAACTTCCGCGCCCTCAACAAGGTTGTTGGTAAAATCGAATATACGGTCAATTACAGCCTGTATATAAGGGTCGTTGGCATCGTAAGCGCGGATAAGTTCCTGTCTGTCCTTTTCGGAAATAAGGAATCCTTCGCGGAAGAACGGCATTTCAGTTTCTACTTTTGTAATATTGCCGATTGAACGGAAAGTAGCCTTTGCGTCAAATGCGGTAGGAGCGAGAGAAACAGGAAGTCCGCCCGCGCCCTGAAACCACGCAAGGTCAAGTCCCGCCTTTTTCTTAGCGGGGAAGAGAGACGCGCCGAAATAGGGAATTTTGTTTGAAGCGGCTTCTGTATAGTTAGCCGCTACAGCTTTAGGTGTAAAAAGATTAAGAAAATCCATTAGTTATACCTCCTGTTCATTGTTACTCAGTTACGCCGGTGTCGCCGCGTACAACAAGTCCGGAGACAACGGTTCCGATTGTGGAAATGTCTACGCCGGAATGAGCCTTAGCCTTAACACCATCTATGACACCCTGTACAACGATTGCGCCGTTGGGATTGATTGTCGGGTCAACGTCATAAAGAAGTACGCCTATAGCACCCGTAACACCGCTTGTGGGAGCTGTGCCGCTTGCTGTGAGCGGCGTTCCGGCTTTAACAAGGGATGTGCCGCCCACTGTAATGGGAATTGCGTTGTAATTGTCGGATGCGAGAATAGTAAACATCTCGCCCGCGCTTTTTGAAGTGAATTTCATTTACATATCTCCTTATCTCTTGATATAGTAATTAAGTGCTTCCTGAGAGCTTGAACGTGCATCCGCTTTCTGTTTGCCGATTTTCTTAGCGAGAGCAATTTCAGGACTGTCTTTTTCAGTGTTGCTCCCACCGTTCGGATGAAGCCCGCGTTCAATATTTTCCTTGAACCTCTTTTCACATTCGGCGTTATATTTCTTCTGGTTTTCGAGAACCGCGTCCATGTCACCGTTGAATATTGCTTCTGCGGTAGACTTTGCAAGTTCGGGAGAGTATCCGACTTCCAGGTATTTAGCGGTGTTCTCGGCAATAGAGGTCTTTTTCAGCAGTTCATTGTATTTGTCCTGAAGTTCCTTCATTGCTTCGTCGGACTGAGCCTTAGCCGCTTCTTCGGAGGTCATTTTCTCTTTAAGGCTTCTCTTTGCCGCCGCGAGGTCAGATGCGGTCTTGTCAAGCAGTTCTTTCTTTACATATCCCGATAAGTCGACTTTTTCAGGGATATCAAGTCCGAGAAGAGCCTTGACCTGGTCTTCCGCGCTCATTGTGTCGAATCCTTCGATTGTTGAGGTGTCAATGTTAGGCATAATTAATTCTCCTTGCGTTTTTCGGTCTTCTCTGACCTGATATTTTTTGCGCTTTTATACTGCATCTCCGCAGCCTGCGAATTTTATAAAGCGACTTCTCTGCCGCTGATATATTAAGGCATGAGCCGTATATCCGTTATTTTCTTTCTATAGGTGCGAGGTAACATCTGCAATGCCAGTGTTGCTTGTCGGGCGCTTCGTTAATAGGGAATATTTTTCCGTCAAGCGGCTTGCAAATCTCGCACACCTTTTCGTCCTCTTGCGTTACCCACACCACATACTCAACTCCCGCGTCCTTGTATGCTCTGAGCGCCGTCTCGTCAGTCACTATATCGGCGTATTGGGCGGTCATATTCGACCATAGGCTTACTGCACGTCTCCACTCGCTGTTAGCGTCTGAACGTGTCCTGAGAGCTTCTGAAAGCCTGTCGCGCTTTCTTAAGACTTCATTCTCGTATTCGTACTTTGTTACGGAATTCGGAGACGAGAGGACAGTCTCGACAAGGGCTTTTTTTGCTTTTGCGGAAATTTTTCCGATGTCCTTGTAACCGTATCGGCTTACTTCTTCGCCTATTTCTTCATATATGGCAAAGGCAAGTTCTAACATCGTGTCCCGAAAATCGTTATCAAGGTTCTTGTAAAGCGTCGCGACGGTCTTTATAACGTGAAGCTCGTCGAATTTAGCAAGTCTTATTGAGGACTTAGCTTTTTCAAACCGCCGTATTGTCTTCTTCCGCAGTATTTCTATCGCTCTGTCCGTCGTTATGTACCGTTCTTGCATTCTCAAGCTCCTTTTCTAAGCTGTTTTCAAGCTCGGACTGTGCTTCTTCATACCACTCCATACCGCGCTGGTATGCATTCTCTACATCTGTAAACAAGCCGGAAATGTCGTAAGCGTCGCGCGGATGAACCTTTTCGTTGTTGAGCAGTTCGCAAAGAACCTGTGCTTTCGATTGAATGTCGGTGAGGTTTTCGCGGGTAAACTGAATCTTAACATCGTTCGGGTCAAGGTCGAGAACACCCTTGTCTTTGTAGATTTTGAGAATCAGCTTCAAAATCTCTCTTTCCGAACGCGCAAATAGCTTTTCAGTGTCGTTGGCTCTCGCGGAAGCGTCCTGCCAACCGTTACGGAATCTCGTTCCCATGCCCGTGTCTGCCGCGGCTGAATCTCCGGCTCTTGTCGGCATACCCGTTATTTCATCAATGTAGTCATACAGCGCGTCTATTTCCGTCTGAACGCCCGTCTGAGAGATTTCGGAGGATATGCGGTAAACCTTTGCTTCCGTTCCCTGACCGCTTCTGATGCAGATACACTGACCGCCCCTTGCAAGCTCCTTGTATGTGTTCTCGTCGATTTCGCAGTTTTGGAACACGTCATAGGCGTTCACAAAGTCAACAACATTGTCAACACGAGCGGATTCAAGAGTGTTTATCATGTTGATAGGCGAGAGAACCGTCTCAAACGCTCCTAAACGAGCTTCATTCAGCGGATATTCCACTATCGGAACGCGCCCGAAGTCGTAAGCAAGCCAGTCCGCAATATCGTTACCCTTTACGGTGTATCTTCCTTCCGGCACATAAACGTAGTAAATGAGGTTATCGTCCTCGTCGTACTGTTTCAGTACACCCGCGAGAGGTTTTCTGCCAATGCCCGAAGAGTAGATAACAAACGCTTCTCTCGGGTCAAGGGAATAAAGAGCTGCGGGACTGCCGTCTTTCTCGTTGTCGGGGTCGGGAAGAACCATCCTCGGTTCAACTCCGCAGATGTGCATCCAGTCGGAGCACTCTTTGTCCTTTGATTCTTTTCCCTCGGAAGTCATAAGAACGTTCAGATAAGCTACCTTGTCGGATATATCCTCTTTTCCGTTCGCCGCTACATACTGAATGGGAGAACTGAGGAAGAACGAGGATTTAAAAGTAACTATCTTGTTCGGAAGGTTGATAGTGACCTTGTTGTTGTTGTCGGGTCTTACGGATTTGTCTTTATAGCGGATATCCATTATTCCGCGATAAACGTCATATAAGTAATTTATTTCCGCGACATTTGCGCTGTCGAAGCCGAGCGAATTTTCAAGCACGGACACAACGTTGTCGTTGGTTATTTTTTGTTTGTTCGTTAGTATCTTTCGCCGACCATGAAGGCTATCACAAGTAGTAAGGCGAACAATATCATTTTCAAGCACGTGAAAAACCTCCGTGTAAACAAAAATAGGGACTACCCGTATGTTTTCCATACGAATAGCCCCTATCGGCTCTTACTGCAACCCGATTGTTACAGCGTTTTTATAGTGTATTTAGCTTTTCTCGAAGCGGTTATTTCAAGTATAGTGACCTCTTCGCGCGATTTCTTTATTTTAACGTCATTACCACGCTCTAAAATCTCGTTGATTATAATAAGCGCGTCTTCTTTGACGTACTTGAGACGGTGCGCGTGTTTCTCATCTTCCATAGCCACCTCAATAAGGTCTTTGTATTACTCTTACCGTCTGCGTCTCAAATGATTGAATGAAGTCTGAAAGCATTGAGAATGCGTCGGGTACATCGTCATGTGCGTTTCTTCCCGCCATAGTATAACTGCAAAGCATACCGAGAGCGCGTTTATACTCTTTATTGTTCTTTATAACGCTGTTGTCCTTGAAAAGGAAATGCTCTTTGACAAATGGAGAATCAACTATAATTCGCGTAGCCTTGTTTGCTGTCGAATATTTTGTAGTGATTCTCGTTATGCCGCCACGAGATTTTACCTCTTTCTGAACCTTTTCCGCGATTTTTCCGCCCGCAGAGTTTGATTCAAAGCGGCTCAATTTGACTTTGTGCCGTAAAAGAACCTCAACAAGCCTTGTTTCAACTATTTCGGGATTACTGTTGTCGCAGATTATTTCTTCGATGTAGAAGTCATTGCCATACTGGTAAGCAATAGGCATTACACAGTAGTCCACTCCTTTGTCCTTTGTGTCACACACAGATATAACAGCGTCCGGCGAATCCGAGGGAAGTTCAAAATAACGTCTGAGTTCGTCCTCGTTGTAGAGAAGTCCCTCGCGCTCTATCGGCTGATTCATAAACAAAGCCCGCCACGAACAATCGTCGAGGTTGTTTTTCATGTCCTCGAAGTATTCCTTATCAAAGCCGACACCATAGCGGTAATTGAAATTGCTTTCGCCGTCTTCATCAACCGCAGGCATTACGAGAAACTGAGCTTTCGGAGAATCCGCGTACATTGTTTGCAGTCTTCCTATAGGGTCATGCACCGACCATCTTGTAGCAATGTGCAGTTCTTTGCAGTTTAGTTTCTTTCTCGACTTCAAATCGTTCGTGTAAGCCGTCCAAAGCTTGTCAAGTCGTTCAATGCTCAATGCTTCCTCAATACCCGACACAAGGTCATCGGCGGTCAGAAGCTTTTCACAACGTGTAGCACCTGTAAGGGAAGCACCTATAGCACGGCAGGTAAGAGACGAAAAGCGGTGTTTCTTGCCGAGGTCTATTGTCTGTTCCTTTGCGTTGGTTATAATCGTGCCTGCGGCAGGGTACACGTCGTGCCATAAATAATCAGGGTCTGACAGAATGCTGTTTACGCCGTCATATATTGAGTTAGTAAGCGTTCCCGAATGTCCCGAAGCAAGGGAACAACTATCGGGAAACGCGCCTATCATCATCGAATGCAGGAAAATTTCAAGCGTGCTTTTGCCGCAACCGGGCGGAACAGATATAGACAATATGTCAAGTTCTCCGTCCACAAGCTTTTGCATTGCGCGGCAGACAGGTTCAAGCTGCTTTCTTCGCGGAATCCAGAATCTTTTCTCCGGCTCTCGCTGAAGCTCTATATACTGCATATAGCTGTCGAGCCTTAGCCCCTGCGCTTCAAGCAAAAGCACAGCCTTAAAAAGAGAACTTGCGTCTTTCGATTTATTTTGTATAATTCGCTCGGTGCAATATCTCTTCAAAGTCTCGGAATACCGCCACTTTTCAGCGCAGTTATTCATCGAAGACAGCACCGAATACAATGCCGTATAATGTTTCATGTTCTCAGGCTCTGCTTTGATGTGAGAAAGAATATTTTCCGCTACGTCAAGATAACGCCTATCAGTGTGTTCGCCCGCTATTATCTCCGCTTGCAGTGCTTCCATTCTCGTTCACCTCTTCCGTTCGCCTGAAATAATCACGAAATACAGATTTTATCTTCTGATACCACCTATACTGTACCGTGTGAACAGCCGCAGAATCATCTATTACCATCCACAAATCAAGATTGCTTTTCCTCTTCCATCCGACCTCAAACGTTTTCGGGATAAAGTCGCATTGAGTGTATACCGTAACATTACACGGTTCTTTCAATGCTTTCAGCCCTTCGGCTATAGCAACCATTGTACACCGTATGGAATTCCATCCGGCAATTCTTCCGCTAATGTATTTCTCATGCTTGCCATACCTCAACAATGTTTGCCAATACCCAACTCCGCTATCTTCGATAAAACCTCCGAAAACGTATATATCGACATATCTCATACACACCTCGGAGGTCTTTTTTGTTTCTGCGCGAATTTTTCAAAAGACGCTTAAAACAGCAACGGTTCTTTCATACACAATCGTTGAATACAAGGAGAACGAGCATACTATAAAAGATTTTATGAATAACAGAAACCTTGAAAAACACAGCATTTGCAGTTCTGAATCATACGGTGGTATTTCGGGTCTATCTTTCACTTTCGACCGATGCTGTTCTAAACGTCTTTTTATTTCTTGCGGATATTTGGGAGACTAACACGCGCCCCCCCACAACAGCCGTCAACCACCCAGCACCGCATATCGGGTATCTCTTCCCTGAATTATACAAAATCGCCATTTTGTCTAATTTGATATGCGTTTGTCTGGGTGTGCCTGTACGCTCTCATAATGCTTTATACGCTTAACTAAGCCCTTCCCTGCCCTATTACAAAATCGTGAATATATCGCTCTCGCGGCTTTGTGGCGCGTCTCATGTGTCGCTTGTGTCTTTGCTGTCGTATATCTCTATAACATCATCAAGTTTTGGCGCGTCGATTTGCTCTGTGGGCGTCTGTGCGACCTCTAAGCGCGTGTTATTTGCAAAGCCTTGCGAACTGTTGTTGAGCAAAAACATCGCGTACACGGGATTGAGAGAGCCGTCAGCACCCTTTTGGACGGTGTTTGCGGCTATGAGCGTCTTCATTCTTTTAATAATTGTAGAATGACGCTGACCTATACGCGACTTAGTCCCCCACTCTATCAGAGTAACACGGTCAACGCCGAGAGCAACGGCGAGACTTGCCAACGAAGGGAAAGCGTGGTAACGGCTGCACCATGTAATATAGTCGTTGCAGCGCTGCTCGACCTCGTCCGCGCTGTCCAGGTCAACAGCCGGCAACGTCATTAGCTCTTGTAGAGCGGTAAGCGTATCGGGGTTTACTTCGGTAAGCGGCGTTCTGGGGTCAGAACATCCGTTTAATTCACACTCCAAACGTTCTCGGGCTGCAATCGCTTTATTGTGATTGCTTGTCTTGCGTCCTTGCTTCTTCCGCTTCTTCGGTTGTTCTACATTTGTAAACTCTCCCGCTGTCTCAAAGTCTGCAATATGCTCAACTTTCACTTCACTTTCTCCCTTCCGTTTAATTTATTATATAACTATATTATAACAATAATATTGTATATTAACATAATCCCATTTATTACTATAATATAACTATATTGGTAATAGTGATATATTAAGGCTGATTTCCTTCTTCTTTCCTTTTCTTCCTCTCCCCCCCTCCCCCTCGTGGTTGATTATAACACAAAACTATACGTTTGTCAAGTGTGGAACGGGAGTAAATTGTGTCTGAAATATTAACGGCAAAAAGAAAAGAGGCTCGCGCCCCTCTTGCTTATATAAGACCCTGCAACCGCTTTTTTATTGCCTCGTCAAAGTCTGATTTGTCCGGCTGCTTGTCCGGCTTTAGCGCGTCTGCGACTTTCGCCAGGACTTCTCGCCGCGCTTCTTCTTTCGCTCTTTCTTCTACTTTTGTAAAATCCTCTATCCCTGAATAGTTGTCAACCGCTCTTGTAATGTAAGAGTTGAGCGACAGCCCCGCCGCCTTTGCTTTCTCCGTCCACTGGGATTTTTTTCCTTTTTCGGTCGTTAGATTAATGCGGTCGTATGATTGCTTTATGTAGTCGTTTGCGTATTTTGTAGCGTCAAACTCTGCCATTGTTGCACCTCCTTTTTTCCTCAATTTTAGCACGTCAAAAATGCAAATGTCAATATACTATTTGCACAAAACATATGCATTATATTTGTGTAATATTATTTAATATATTTGCGTTAAACCTATTGACTATTTGCGCAAATAGTGATATAATATAGATGTCAAAGGGAGAGAGCAAAAGCAACTCCCCAAAAAATAAAAAATGAAAAATGAAAAAATGAATGGAGAAAACAAAAATGAAAATCATCAACAAAATCACAAACGAGACAGTAGCAACAATCATCGGCGGCAGCAACCTCACACTTGACCAGGCACTTGACCTCATCGGAGCGGTCAACGTTGTCGACATGGACAACGACCTCTACAGCAACGACGGCGACAACATCATCACCGCCGACGGCAAGAGATGGTGGTACGACGACCTCGACTACATCGCAGACTAACCTCCGCCTGATGAGAGCTGGACGGCAACCAGCCGAAACCCCGTAAGGGGTCGTGGAAAGCCAAATTAAAATCGAAAGGAATCATGTAATGCGGCTCGGCAAACGGTCACAAGCCCCGACAGCCGAAAGAAAGGAAAAAACAATGACAAATTACGAAATCCGTGAAAATCATCAATACAACAGCCGCGAGGTATATTTTGACGGCAAGCCGTCCCGCGCAACTCTCGACGCGATGAAGGCGTTGAAAATGCGCTGGAATCACGTTAAAAGCTGCTGGTATGGATACGCGCAGGAGTGCGACCTTATCAACGCCATCATCACCAACGACAGAGACGGTGAGGACATCACCGGAGAAAAGACGGAGGGCGCGACGGTCTACACAAACGGCTATCTCGGCGGCGGCGCGGTCTACGGCTCAAAGTCTGATAAACACCTCTACGGCGCGGACTTATCAAAAGCCATCCGCGAGGACTTAAAAGTGGCGGGCATTAAGGGCGCGTCCGTGCGCTGTAAATCTTACTCCGGCGGACAGTCAATCACTGTCACGCTCTCACTCCCTCAATCCGCGTACGTCGGAAAGGAACAGTTTGCTGTCGATTATCGCATTCCCACGTCCGCAAGCTGGATTTACTACGAGGACGAGGACGGAAAAAGCCAAACAATGCACATTGACAAATACTACAGCCGCGAGACATCAGCCGACGAGCGGGAGAAAATCCGTATCAGCGCGGCAGCCTCGGAATATAGCCGCGAAGCCGAAAGCGAAAACGACTTGAATATTTTCCACCTCGACAAATATAAAGTGTACACCCCGGAAACGATGGAAACCATCAAAAAAGTGAATTCCATCATCAGCGCATACCGCTATGACGAATCAAACGCCATGGTCGACTACTTCGATACAAACTTTTATTATAGCATCGTCACAAAGCCGTTAGTAAAATAACATCATCTCCCGCTTCGGCGGGAATCGTCAGCCGGTAAAAGTCCGGCTCTGAAGAGCAAGAGCGAAACGGAGGTATCAATCATGTCACACGCCCACAAATCAATCCGCGAATGCGTCCGCGCGACGTACCGCGCGAGAATCAACCGAGGATTCGCAGACCGCGCCGAGCTCGAGAAGTATATCAAATCAATCTCCGAAAGCCCGTGCATCAGCGCGAGAGAGTATCAAAATTTTCGCCATAGGGCGATAGAAAAGTTTTACAGTGAGGTGTAAAAATGGAAAGAAGATATCAAGTCGTGACCTACTCACGCGACATAGGAAGCGACGAGCACATGGATTATCCCACGCTGAAACAGGCGGTCAGAGAAGCTAAGAAATACAGGAAAAGCGAAGAATTCGCCGCCGTCTATGACTATGATTCAAAAATCGCCTATGTGGTATTCGGCGGGAGGGACTTAGCCCGTGATAAGGTGTTCAGTGATTCCGTGACAATCGCCGAAATCGCTTAAAGGAGCGAAAAAGCAATGAAAAAAATCACAACATTGACGCTCATCATCCTGCTGGGCATAGTCTCCTGCTCCCCCATCAAGCAGGAGCGTTACCAGAGCGGCGTTTATACCGCCATCAATAGCGGCTGCGGCTACATCGTCACCGCCGACGGCAACGTATGGGGCTTCTACGACCGGTCAATCCCCAGCGGCTCTTCCGTTCTCGTCACCATATCCGACATGGGGACGGAGGAACTGAAAGACGACGTAATCACAAACGTTGTCGAAAAATAAATCCGAAAAAAGTAAAATAAATCTCAAAAACCTATTGACAAATGCGCCAATGGGTGGTATAATATAAGCGTAAACAAGAGAAAGACAAAATCAAAAAGGAGAATCAAAATGAAAATTACACTTTACGAAATCCACGACAACAGAATCGCCACTAAGGCTCACGACATCGCCGGCGAGGCAACATATTACGCTTTTGCCAAAGATGAGGCGGAAACGCTCGAGTTCAACGCAATCGAGCATGATAAAATAGAACCGAAATCAAAATACTACCACCACGAAGTAGAATTTATCGAAAACGAACTTGAAATCCCTGATGATTATGAAATCACCACTGCAGAGCAGCTTATGAGCGACCTCTTTAACGGAGATGTCGAATCTCCTGATTATGATTCGCTTAGCGCGTGTTGCACCAAAATCAAAACACAAAGAATAACGGTTATAGATTGACCACAAAGCCGACCGAGCGGCTTAAAATAGGATTCAAGCTCGGTGCGTTCCCCCCACCACGGAGGGAGGTATCAATCAAAAATTAAGGAGAACATCATGATTTACTACATCGCCCTCAAAGATGGCACAAAAAAGCTCGTAGCATACGAGTACAAGAAATACATCACCTTTAATAACGACTATTTCCACGTATGCCCAGAATTTAAAAAAATGAAAATCGACGAGGACACTGAAGCCATCACCATTGATGGCGAAGAGTACGAAATCGAGCAGGAAGATGACATGAAAAGAAATTTGGCTGATTACTCCAACGAAGAGTTGGCGTTTATGATAAGCTGCCAAGACGAGTGGGAAGAAGATTTCACCGAAGAACTGATAGATAGGGCTAAATATGAGAATGAAGACCTGCTTTATGAAAAGGCTCTTGAAGTTATCGAGGACAAGGAAAAAGTAATTGATGCCGCCGTGAACGAAAACTGGGAAAGAATGTACGAAGAAGCCGCAGAAATTCTCGGCGTGGAAATCTGAAAAGTCGGCTATAAAACAGGGTTTAGGTTTAGCGCGTTCCCTCCGTCCGGAGGTATCATAAATTAGAAAAAAGGAGTTGCCCATCATGAAAAAGCTTACAACACAAGCAGAGATAGAAGCTCTGCGCGCCAAAAAGGCAAAGGAAGTCTTTGAGAACCTCGTCGGAATCCTTGGAGATTCCCCTGAAATCCTCGACTATGACGATTCTGAGATTTACAACCTCAGCGAAATTATGAACAAACCAAATGATTATTATCTCTCGCCCGATGAGTGCGAGATTTATGACCTCACCGGCGGCTACTATATGTTCTGCGACCGCCAGAATTTCCTCCGCTCGGCATCTAAAATTCTCACAGCACTCGGAGAGGATAACGAAACACTGCCGGAATTTGAGCACACAGTAGAAATATACAAAATCATCGAGTAAAGCGAGGTATCAATCATGTTATTATCAGATTTCCACAGACTCCGCATCGACGCGGAGGACTGCTCATCACTTGATGAGTTTATCGCAGAGGTAGGCGGAAGCCTGCCGGAAGAATGCTATCCTGCCGACGGAAGCGGAGAAGCTCCAGTCAAGATTTTAACAATCATCTGGGAGCTGGCGCACGATTTTTGCGCATCAAAAGTCCGCGCCGTCAGCGGCATGACGCAAGCGGAATTTGTCCGCGAGTACTGCATCCCGAGAAGAACAATCGAGCATTGGGATGTGGACGAACGAACGCCGCCGTCCTACGTCCTCGAGCTGCTGGCGGCGGATGTGTTGTCAGCGAAAATTAAGGAGGTGATGGAAGAAAACTGAAAAAACAGAATGGCAACGGATTGGCGAAGCTACGCGGGGACTAGTAATGCATGGAAAAGCAGAGAAACGGCATCGCACAGTTGGCAAGGATTAGAGAAGCAGTGGAATAGCACTGCAATCAACAGATGGAAAAGCAAAGGATAAGCAAGGCGCAGATTCGCTCAGAGTGCCAAGAGAAGCAATGAAATGGCACTGCAATTAATAGATGGAAAAGCAGTGAAAAGGAAAAGAAAGGAATAAAAAATGGCAGATTTTGTAGCAAAAAAGTTAAAAGTTAGATTGACGTTTGTGGAAGAAGTGTTAGGCTCGTCTCCATCAAGCGAGAAAATCTATAGCGAGTACATAGCAAGCAAAGCGCCGGACTCGCTTGACACGGAGGACGAAATAGAAGCAATCGAAAACGAGGAAGACAAAGGCGTGACGGTCTTCCCCAAACAGGACGGTAAGCCCGGCGTTTGGGATTACCAAATAAAAGGCGCGTTTAAGGACGCTTGCGGCGGTCTTTCCCGCGTAAAAACGACGGAATCAGCCAAAATCAAGGCTTACAAAAAGGTCATTGATAAGTTGATTTTTGTCGAGCCGCGTTTCGCACCGTATAAAGTCAACGGCGAGCTTGGCATATGCGAGCGACCGCTGAGGACAAGCGGCGCGACAGGCGAAAGAACAGCCCTTGCCGCGTCGGAAACTCTTCCCGCCGGTTCTTCCGTCGAGTTCACAATTCTGCTGTTCGACGAAAAGTTAGAGCCGGCAGTCCGCGAATGGCTTGACTACGGCAAATACAGCGGCTTCGGGCAGTGGAGAAACAGTGGAAAAGGAAGACATCTGTGGGACGAACTCGACACAGACGGCAATGTAATCGGCGGAAATAACGAGTATCTGAAAAAATAAGCAAAAAAAGAGAGCCGCAAGGCTCTTTTTTATTCTGTTTCCGTTTTAGACATTTGTGCATATGCAACAAAACAAAGTGTCATTAGAAGAGTATTTGTTTTGCGTTTCATCG